CACCAGGGTGAGCAACAGCTAGTCCTGGTTCTGGTTTAATCGTTAAATCAAATTCTGGATAGAATAATTCTCCACCTTCAAAGTCATCATTATAATAAAATAAAGAATTAAGATCATAAGTAGGAAAAGGGTTGGGACTACCATCATTCAACTGCTTATCAGCATGAGGTTGCTGCTCTGTTCCAGGTTTCCATTTTATGATTACTGGCGGTCTTTCATATAATTTTACTTTATAAAAATCTTCCATAATTAATTTTAATTTATTAATATATTTACTTACTAAATGATGAATATTAGGAGCTATGCGTTCAAGTATTTCCGAACTACACTGCCTATCGGCCCAATATGCTGCATCGTATATACAGGTACCACTCTCATCATATTTATTTTTACCTGAATCCATCCACTCTGTAATGGTCGGTAAAAATTTTTGAATTACTTTTAAATCGTCTTTGTCTATTAAGTTTTCAACCTGTAGAATGGCATCTGGGCTTGAACCAAAATGACCAGGCTTAACTAAGGAATTTTCATTCATCTATACCATCCAAATAAATTATTTGTATGATATAGTATATCAAGACTGTAAGGAAAAACTATGCAAATCTATAATGTAGAAGAGCCAAAACTTGGAATTATTTTATATAGACAAACTGGCATAGAAGACTTGAATATTCCTTCAAGACTAGAAACAACATTGCAGGGTAGTGATCATGATTTTTTTAAGTGGAAAAAAGCTGTTGTTGGCTATAATGAAGAGAAAACGGATTATAGAGACTGTGTAGATCTTAAAATAAGCAAAGATCATTGGCAGTATATTGATGATAATTTTGTAGAGATAAAAAACTGCTACGAAGAATACGACTCTGTATTACAAACTTGCCTGAAAGATTATGAAAAAAGATTTAACTTTAAAATGGAATACATGGAGGCAATTAATTTCGTAAGATATGGCAAAGGTCAACATTTTTCTGTCCACACTGATGATGGATTTTCATATTCGTGCACCTTGTCTTCTGTTGGTTGGTTTAACGATGATTATGACGGTGGGGAACTTTGGTTTCCTTATATGAATCTTAAGTTCAAACCAGTAAAGGGTGACATACTGTTCTTCCCATCAACTTACATATTTGCTCACGCATCGCTCCCAGTTAATGAAGGTATAAAGTATTCAGCAGTTACTATGTTTGACTATAATGATAGAACCCATAACTTAGACACTTCTACAAACATGCCAAAAAAGATAGGAGATACAGATGGATCAACATCCCTCACAAGAATCGACAGTTGAACATTTAAAATTTAATGTATATGATCTTGATCTAAAATCTTTAGATGGTGACAAAGAAATCCTAAAAGAAAACAAAGGTAAAGTAACAATGTTGGTTAATGTTACTGGGGAATGTGCCAATTCTGCTCAATATAATATAATTCAAGACTTATATGATGAATACAAAGATGATGGCTTTGAGGTAATAGCGCTTCCAAGTACCGATTTTTGCCAAGACGCATACGGAGAGTTTGCTGACTCCAACGCTTCGCCATTTAATATGAGAGATCATATGAAGAAATTTTACGGTACAGATCTGCCGTTTTCCGAGTTGGTCTATATAAAATTAGACGGAGAAAGTCAAGCGCACGAACTCTATAAGAAAATTCAAGACGGCACTGACCCTATTCAGGGAAACTTTGAAAAACTGATCATTTCAAAGGACGGAACTAAGATGAAGAGATTTTGCAATTCAGATCTTTTAGACCTAGGTTTTAACGCTGGAGATAGGGTTATAAATTCAGAACAAGCTCTTAATAACATTAAAAAAGCTATAGAAGATTTCTTAAAAGAAGATGACCAAAATAACACTAACTAAAACTCATCAAAATTCACCAGAAATAAAACAGTCTCGAGTAAGAAGAGATTGGATGGACAATACGTATAAGAACCATGCCTACCAATGTCTTCCTCTTACGTCTGCTAACGTTAATGGTTGGGAGCTTATTCTTCCTCAAGATGTTGTAGTTGAATGGAGTGGATTAAATGAACCTCCAAAAGTTCTTGAAGGAGAGATCTACAAAGGAAGACCTTTAGTGGTTCCATCTATTGTAGGTATAATATCATTTACTACAGGTTGGGCTATTAACACAGAAGAGGACTACGACACTTGGATTAGTGGTTCTCCAAACTATTTTGTAGAAGGAGCAGTTCCGTTGAGCGCTACTATACCTAGTGCTTGGTGGCCAGATGAATTTAACATGAATTGGAAAATTACAAAAACAAAAGAGCCAGTAACATTTAAGGCTGGACAACCATTTATGTTTTTTAATATTTTTGATAATACAATGCTACAAAAATGTGAATTTGTAGTAGAGAATTTATGGGACAAAAAAGAATTAATGGAGTCACGCCAAAAATATGGCGACAAAAAAATGAAGAACAATACAGAGAATCCCTGGACATGGACGCAAGGAATTAAGACGGGGTTAGACGCTGATGGAAATCATATTGGCCCTAAAAATATGGGTTTGATTAAACTACAGGAACCAACTCTGTAGTTTTACTATTATAATCAATCGTAGAAAAGGAATACTATGAATTTCAGTAGCTTAGATAAAAACACAAAAAAACAAATTATTGAAGATAATTTATTGCAGTATGAAAAAGATTTATACGAACTATTAATAAAACTAGCAATTGATCCTGAGTCTATTAATCTTGATACTTATGATGAAAATTCTTTTGAAGTTAAAGAAGATGATATGACAAGAATAAATTTATTACAAGATTTAACTAAGGCCGTAAACGCGCTAAAACTAATTATGAGGGAACTTCAATCAACAGAGGATGATGATGAAGTTTAATCTTCCAAAAGACCAAAAAAAACAAGCATACGAAAATGTAAGAAATGAATTAGAAAAAAATCTAATTCTTAGACTTATAGCAATTAACATTGATCCCGAAACTTTTGACGAAGCAGCATTTACGCCCAATCCTTTAAGCACCGCACAATTAGACATAAAAAGCATTTTAGAAAAAATGCAAGAAATGACACAAAAAATAGAAGAGATAGAAAATGACGACGATTGATAATGATTTGTACGATCCCAAAAACTACGCATGCTACGCAGTTGTAGATAATAAGGATGACTTTCAATTACATACTGTCCATCCAGCTGGTTTAAAACAGTATGTAGACTATGACGTATATGACATTGGAACTAAATCATTAATAGCTTTTAAAAAGATTAATTTTTATAAAACAGAATTTGTATATAGAGCAATTTCTGAAAATAAAACAGAAGAAATATTCTGTGAAAACTATGAGTTCATATCTGACGTTTTAGAAAATGATTACGAAAAAAACAAATACACATTTGCCATACTTCGTTCAGCGGCTAGTTATGAGGAGTCAAATGAAGGGCACTCAGACATAGTGGATAAAAACAGAAGATGCGACCTTGAAGACTATGCAGCGGTTGAGTTCTTTGATACAAACAAAGAAAACGCAATAGATATTGGAGACAGGGAATACTTTTCTGATGCCAATATATTAGGTTGGACAGTATTTCTTTCTTCAATGTCAAATATATATATTGTAAAAGTTTCTTACGCAAAAGAAATGAATGATAGAGCGTATAAAGATTGGCCATGTAGAGTGTATGTAGCAGAAACGCTTCCTCACGCAATGAAGTTGGCATATCAGTGGAGCATCTTAGGCAAAGACCCATGGAACTGCCAAGACTCACTTGCAATAACATGTAGCAACGCCTTTGACGAATGGCAGATACCACACGATGCTTTAGAGGAGTTGTCATTATCTCAACCAGAAACTTCAATTGAACTTTATTTCACGCAAAAAGACGATCCACGTAGATCAATAAAAGAACCAGCAGACGTTCCAGAAAAGTTCAAAAAGTGGTTTATGTCCAAAATAAGATATAGAACTTTAGGATCTTTATTGTCTAATTATCCAGAGAACTTAAATATACCTATTTCTATGATTGAAAAAGAAAAACAGTTTTTTGAAACTGAAATATATAGTTTTTGTATTCAAAATAAAATAAATCCAACAGAAACAACCGCTTTAGATATTCTTTCTTACGCTTATGGACAAGATTCAAATTATAAAGAAAAAAACAACAGTATTACTGACATCATTAAAAAAAATACATACCTAGAAAATAGAACCATCATTGATGAACATATAAAAGAGCTACTTTCTAATGTAGTCATGGGACAATCTTAAGATTTCTAGTATAATAATAATATGACAGATATAAGAAATCTTGGAATGGGGATAATACATTTCCCTGCGGCTATAAAAATTGATCAAGAACTAATAGTACCCTTTTTATCAAATTTAAGAAAAGACGCTTTAAAAAAAGATTTTACAATAATACATGACCAAAACGGATTAGCCACCCATGCCATAAATAGGTCTGGTCACAGGTATTCTTTGGATGATATAAATTCTGCTTGTAATCATATTATGGATTTTTCAAGTTCAGAAAAAGTGTATAAAGATTTTTTTACAAAATGTGAAGATGCAATGTACGATAATCTTTTAAGATATATAGAAATATTTCCAATGATTCTACCATGTCTATGGTGGAGAACAAAGGGTCACGTTGTAGCATACGGACCGGGCAGCAATTTCGGACTGCATTGTGATAATGATATAAATTATCAACCAGGCGCAATACCTGATCAACAACTGGCGATAAGGAATGTTGTCGGCTGCCTAATATATTTTAATGATAGCATGGAAAATAGCCCATATTCCTATACAGGAGGAGAAATATATTTTCCTTACGCAGATGTAAAATATACTCCAAAAAGTGGAGATATGATAATGTTTCCCTCTAATTATTTAGGAACCCATGAAGTATTGAATGTATCTTTTGGAGAAAGGTATGCTTACGTAGGATATTTTGCTCAAGGATCTTCTGACCCAGAAAAGGGAATTAACATAAAAGATGACACTGGACAATCAGATTCCGGTCAAGTCTGGATGCCAGAGCTATTTAATGATTATATAGATTTTATTGAAAATAAATATAAAGACAATTATGAAAAAAAAGATTTACTACTAAAAGCCGCAAGAAGACAGCAGACAAGCAATGATACTACACAGGAAGTTATGAAGGAAAAAATAAAAAATGATTAACAATGACGTTGAAGCACAACATCTGGGTCATGGCGTAGTGCTTTTTCCTAGGGCTGTAAGTTTGGACTGGCAGTTTTTGATATCAAAGACAAAGGAATCAATAGAAAAAGAATGGTCAATAATGTATTCTCCATCCATAGATCCAGAGACC